CGCTGCTTCTGGTTTGACGACGGGCGTCTTCACCGTTGGAACGACGGGTACCGGCTTTACTTTCGCTTTGTCATTAGGAGTCTTCCGGTGTCGTGTCGTCTCAGCTTCTTTCTTTCGACGCTTACTGTTCGCGTTCCTGTCTGCGGCGGATTGAGAATTCCGACGAGCTACTTCTGCAGCACCTAAGGGGGGTCTTACAACGGGTTTCACTGATTCTTCTTTTTCAGAAGCAATCGGGACGACCAAAACGTCATCCTTGCCCGTTACCTCACCATTGACACCATTCAACTGTAGCCTTCTCACGAACAAGTATGGCCAGGATGATTTCATAACGTCGTAACCATTGACATCGACATCCATATCTGGAGCGAATTGATCCACATCAATCCATTCGAACGTTCCGCGGACCACGTTCTCTGACTCCAAGGCTTGTTTAGATGCAGCCTCATCCATCGACTCATCAAAGAGAGTCGAGCATCTTTCCAAAGTGCCTTTTACTCCCAACAAAGGAGTTTCAGCGCAGCCCGGCACCTCGGGGGTGACTGCACCTACTACCATTTCCACCACCGTCTTCCTCTTCCACCCCCAGAAGTAATGACAGGTTTTGATCTCCGGTCCTTCAACCGGCGGTCCCTAACCAAACCCGGCGACTGGGGTGGTTGCGGTTCCGTTGATTATGTTGATCTTGATCTCTAAACTCGAATACTGCTTGGCATCGGCATTCACGTAAACAGTGCATGCAGCAGCGGAAGTCGTGATGAAATCAGCCGAATAAATTTGGGCAAAAGCGGTGTTGGTTCCTGTGGGACTCGAAAAGGTGTTCTGCGCGTCGACAACGGCTGAAGTACTCTCAAAATCTGTGTAACTGGCGGCGCCCGTACAGCTGATGGTGAACCACATAATTGATGCTGTGAACGTACTAGCGTACACGGACACGCTAAAAGCAACATCCTTGGGCAACGCAGACAAAGTTATATGACCATCTGCAAGTATCTTAGACTCCGACAAGGCTCCACTGAGGGTATTCAAGTTGTTCTGAACGAAATTTAAGCTACCAGAGGTGGAGGTGCTTGCAGCCCCTGTGAAATGTGCGTACCCGAAGATGGTGCTGGATAATCTTGGCATGCAGAACTCCACGTCGTACGTGATCCATAGTTCTCCAATCACTTGCCCTGACGTGAATCCTGGAGTCACGACGCCAACGTAGAACTCGCCGAAGTCGAACAGTCCTTGGGCAGCAGTTGGTACTGTCATGTCGTCACGCCTGATAAAATACTCTTGCATAGCTGGTCTCTTACATTCAACGCCATATAGAGCGTTATCGTCTGGTTTAAAAGCGATAGCGTCGTTACTATTCTCCATCTGCAACACATTTCGGTAGTCTGGGAGATAAGGATTCTCGTTACACAACATCACCACCTTTCCAAGAAGCCCAGTGCTCACGTAGTTGGTAGTCACTGAATTGAAAGTTATAACCGCCCCTTTCAATCTGTACTTCTCGTAATTCCGGGCTATTTGCGAGGCAAAGGGGAACATAGTGTAATTCCCGGGATTCATTACATACCGTGTCTGTGTGAACGTCGAACTCGACAGCACGTCAGAAAAATATTCCCGGTGTCGCAACGAAATGACGTCGCTGCCGAACCCTGGAGGGCTTCCTCGTGCTGCTCGGGGATTTATCAAAGAGTTGGACTTAGGTGCATTGTTGATTTGGTAGTCTCCTTTACCCAAAATCAACCGCGCAAACTTCTCGCCAGCGAGTGCACCCAGGCCAGCCCCCCAATCTCGCTTCCCTAGAACGCCGCCAACGTGCGACCCGACGGCTCTACCGCCTCCAGATAACGCAGTTCGGACGGCACCCTTGGCTACGTTCTTCAATTCGTCACGTAATTCCTTGATGTTGTATGCTCCGTTCCCTGTTATGCCTCGATTGCGGTTCTTCTTACGGCCTCCACCGGTGTCAGTTTGCTTCTTCCCACGTTTCCCACCAATGCCTACACCTCGTATACTAAAGGTGGCGTGTTCGTCACCTTTAACCAAGGTGTGGCATGCCCCCATGGGCCGATTTTTAAACGTCACGATGGAACCTGATTTCGCGGTCACAATGGATCCTACAAGTATGTCGAACAAAAATGTCTCGTCTAAGGCTTGTACGAAAATCTGAACCGAAGGTATACTCAATACACCAGCAAATTCTGGTTCCAACACATCTAGAAAGTCTACAATCGACCTAGTGTGTCTTGAAGCTTCAAGAACCCGTTTGGCTGTACGCTTTCTTGCAGGACCTGGTAACTGAACGAGGACAGCCCGTATCGTCTGCACGTCGTGTACATAATCGGCCCTTGTGGATCCAAGTGTAACCATTCCTTCTTCAGGAACGACTAAGGATGCCACCGACTCCGAAGACGACTCGCTTTCAGCTTCATCCCATGCACCGATGAATTCATCTATGGCGTTCATTTCCCCGTCCACGAATCGAACACACTGCGCCCCGAACTGTAAGTCAAAATCCATCGTTTTGGGTGACGAATCTTCTAGCGATGGTTCCATAATCTGAATGACTTCTCGTTTGAGGGGGTTACGCAGGGAGCGGTCTCGCCATATACCCGCTCGGATTCGGTATGTTTCCTTGTTGGCCTCTGTGACACCCACGGGGATGGGTTCTTTCTTGGGGTCGAATTGTTCCCATTCTTCACGGGAAAAATTTAAACACTTAAATGCCAAGATTATTTGTTCCTCTGTGACCGTCTTCGGTAGCACCGCGTGGCGAACTGGGTGTTTCTGGGAACTGTTCGACTTACCCGCGTTTAATTTCGCCATACGATCGGCGATGCTGACCAACCTAAGTTTCGAGAAAAGGATCAAGTACATCACCACCAACTTCTCAACAGTTGTGTCAGCATAGGGAAAATTCTCGGGGTGGTCGCATAAGTAATACAACATCGTGTGTTCAGCGATGTTGACACCCAACCGACCCCCGGAGTAGGGCGCCTTCTTCTTCCCTGGCGCCCCTGGTTTGCCTTTACGAGACTGCAACTGCTCATACGTGTACTTACGTACGATTTTAGCAAGTTCAGCCACTTCATCAACCTCTTTGTTGATGAAGTCACGCGTAGCATGGTCTTTTTGCCTTCGTGTGTTGTTTTTTCCTCTCTTACCCAAATTGAATAGATGCTCGTTTTGATCTCGAGGTCCGATTTCAAATGTTTCGATGTCTTCAATGTTATTCATGACTACTAAGAGGGCTAGGATACCTAGCTGCCTTTTCCAGGCTCTAGCTACAGCAAAAATTGAGTGAACTCAACGAAAA